GTGTCATTTCTGACTGTCTGTGCTTCTGTGTCTATGTCTTCCGGATCCGGAGTGTTCTCCGGTTCGGGTGAGACCGGCTTAGATGCCTCAATCTGTTCGGTCAGCGAGTTGACCACATGGAAGGGACTGAACGCGGTCGCGCCAATAAAATCGCCCGACCCGTCGGATCCGTCCTCATACAGGACCGCATCCGCAAAGCCGAGCTCTACAGCCTTCTTTGCATTCATCCATGTACCTTCATCCTGCATGAGCTTCGCCAGCTCATCGCGGGATCTTCCCGTCTTTGCTTCATAAGCATTGACGATCGACTCTTTGACCTCCTTCAGGACCTTGATGGCTTCCTTCATGTCCGACTCATTGCCCCAGGCAAGGGTGCTCGGGTCGTGGATCATCATCATGGCCGGCGGGCTCATGTAGACCTCGTCTCCGGCCATCGCAACGACTGACGCTGCCGAAGCAGCCAGTGCGTCGATCTTGACCGTGACCTTGCCGTCGTATTCCTTCAGCATCGTGTAGATCTGCGATGCCGCGAACACGTCGCCGCCCGGCGAGTTGATCCATACTGTCAGCGGTCCGCTCACCTGTGAGAGTTCCTCCCGAAATTCCTTCGGGGTGATCTCATCGCCCCACCAGCTCTCCTCGCTGATAGCGCCTTCAAGTCGCAGCTCGTAGCTCTCCGCCACGCTGCCCGGATCCGCTTCATTAGCCACCGTGACCTTGTTAAAATTCCAAAATTTCTTCTTCATCCGTTCTCACCTCCTCCCGAAGACGATTTGCTGTACTGACTCCCGACCATGGTGATCGGGATGTAGTTGCCGTTCATTACCAGGATGTCGCCGCCGTCCTGAGCAGGCAGCTGCAGCAGGTCGCGGGCTTCGTTCGGCGTGTACACGCCATTGTTGACATACCCGGCGATGATTTCTTCCTGCGTCTTGGAATCAGTCCGCAGGATGGCCTTCTCGTTGAACTTGTACCAGTAGCCGTCGTCGATCTGCTGGGGCGTCAGCACCTTAGCGTTGAGCTCTTCCTCGTAGCCCTTCATCCTGTAGGCCATCGTGTCGACCAGGAAGGCCAGCTGCTGCATCTCTGCGGAGCTGTAGGACGCCTTGTCGAAGTCGTTCAGCTGGTTCGGTTTGATGCCGAAGGCCGCGGCGATCTGCAGTGCGCTGTACTTCCTCAGTTCGAGGAACTGCGCGTCCGTCAGTGATACGTTCAGTGGCACCAGCTTCAGTCCGGCAGGCACCGGGACGATCCGTCCGGCGTTCTTCGCGCCGGCCAGGTACTCCTCATACTTGGCCTGCAGCTTGGCGCGCCTGTTCTGATCCAGGTCGTCGGTGTACTCCAGAGCCATCGATGCAGTCAGGCCCTGCTTGTACAGCTTCTCCATGAACCGCTGCGACTCTCTTGCGCCGTCGATCATGTCGCCCAGGATCTGCCTCACTGGCTTGCCCAGGATTCCGTTGAAGCTGTAAGACGTCTTGATATGGATGACGTCCTCCTGCGGGAAGACGTAGCTCTCTCCGCTGTACTCATCCTGATACTGGTAGTAGATCTTGCCCTTGTCCTGGAAGATCCCGGCGTTGTCCACGACCACCTGCACCTGCTTGGATGGCAGCACCCACAGCCCGACGGGCTTGAACTCTCCGCCGTACCGCTTGAGCTGCAGCTGCCGCTGGATCCATATGTATCCGTTGCCGTAATGCTGGCAGTTCAATTCGCAGGCAGTAAAAAGGGCCGTCGGCGTCATGACCGGATTCGGTCTGACTGTCAACAGCCTTGTCATGTCGTCCGGGTCTGCCCGGATCTTCCCTTTGTCGGTTGCCTGGTAGTACTTGAGCGGCAGCTTGCCGATCGTTTCTGACAGCATCTTCAGGCAGGTGAAGTAGGTCACCTCGCTGAGCTTGTCCATCGATCCGCTGATCCCCAGCCACTCCGCGAGCTCTCTGTCCGCGGTCGTGACGGTCTTCGTGCCGTTCCACAGCATTCTCCAGGCGTCCTTGATTCTTGCCCAGAATCCCATAAATACCTCCATCAATCGAGACTGCCATCGAGGAACGCATCGATGGCTGCCAGATTATTGACCACGAAGACGTGGTACATTGCTAGCTTATATGCACACAGAACCGCATCGACCGGGTCGATCCGCTTCGTGGTTGCATCTTTGTCGATCTTGATCAGTCCGTTGTTCTTCCGGATCGCCGCATTGCTCATCGCATAATTGAGCACCGGGTTCCACTGGTAGTAGATGTTCTTGCTGTACACCTGCTCCCGGAAGCCCTGTGTGCTCTCGTTCAGGCTCTTGTGCGACTGGAAGACCTCGACGACGTCGTAGCCTTCATTGGACAGCTGCATCATGAGCAGGGACGCGTTCGCCGGGTCGAAGCACAGGCTCTCGATGTGCCAGTCGTTCGCCTCGCAGGTCTGCAGCACGTAGCGCATGACCGCGTCCTGGTCGACGATCGGCGTGTCCGTAACCGTCAGGAAGCCCTCCCGCTCCCAGGCGTCGTAGGGCACCTTGTCCTTCGCGATCCTCTCCTGCAGCTTCTCCCGGTTCGGGATGAAGCTGTGGCTGTACACGATGTACTGCGGCACTGGCATCCTGTCCTCATCCACCTTGTCCGATATGAACGGGATCACGAACGCCACACTCGTCAGGTCGATCTTCGCCGACATATCGAAGCCCACGTACACCGGTCTGCCCTTCGTGTCAATCGGCAGGTCCTTCACCTGGCAGGCCTTCCACTTGGCCATGTCCATGTAGCCGGACTCGCGCGCCTGCACCCAGACGTTCATGCACTTCGTGAGGAAGGACGTCATCTTCTCCGGCATCTGCTGCGCGAGCTCGCATTCCTCCCGGATCTTCTGTATGCCTTCCGGATACGTCGCCCGGATCGGGTTCGCCTTCAACCATAGATCCCTGTTCGCGATGTTCTGCGGATCCGCGTAGTCTTCCGGATCCAGCTCGCAGATGTCGATCAGGTACTGGTCGTTCTCCACGTCCACGTCCGGATTGAGGATCCTGCTGCAGTACATGTACTCCTGCGTATAACAGGGATAGGTGAGATCCCTGCCGGCCGTCGTGATGATCATGACCAGCGGCTCCTTCGTATTGCCGCCCAGCCCCAGATCGTAAAACTCCGTCGTGCTGTGCTGATGGTACTCATCGATGATGAGCGCCGCCGGCAGTGACCCGTCGCCTGTCCGTCCGTCTTCCTTCGACAGCGGACGCATGAAGGACGATGACTTTGGATGGATGATCTGCGTCTTGTTCACGGTGAACTTGGTCGCAAGCGGTGATCCCTTCAGCATCAGGCCTGCTTCGTTGAACACGATCTTCGACTGATCACGCTTGACGCCTGCCGTGTAAACCTCGTTGACTTCCTTGTTCCGAATAGCCGTCACGCTCATTTCGTAGAGCGCCACGCCTGCCATCTCCTGAGATTTTCCGTTCTTCCTGCCGACTTCCGTGAATGACTTCGTGAACCGCCGTCTGCCATTCTCCCTTCGCCATCCGTACAACTGGCACAGCCGGAACTGCTGCCATGGCGTCAGGTCGATTGGCTGACCGGCCAGAACGCCCTTGCTGTGGCGCAGCAGGTGGAACCAGTCGATGATCTTCTGCGCTTCCCTCTCATCCCAGTGATATGGGAAGTCGCCCTTCTGGAATCTCTCCCAGTCGCGCAGCAGGCGCATACACGCCCATTTGTGCTTCTGCCCGGATACGATCCGCCCTACTACGCAGTCATCCGCGTACTGCAGGATCGTATCAGATGGCGCCGAACTCATCTTCGATCTGTTCCTCCTGCTTCTTCATCTTCGTGGCCGCCCACTTCAGCCGGCTGTTGATCGTCAGGCCGCACTGGTCGGCTGCCTTCCTGAAGGCTTCCTGGTACTTCAGCTGCACATTGATCAGCGGATTTTCTTTTTCGCCGGACGGGCTGAGAACGGTCAAGGGCTGTCCCCGTAGCGCCTTGGTCGCTTCACAATACTTACTGTACGCATTGCAGTACGCCACCAGATTCGCGATATCCAGCCGACCGACAATGTCCATTTTTTTCAAATCGGGGACAACCCTCTTCCATTCCTTCTTCGCTTTTGTGTCGAGCAGATCCTGAGGCAGCTTGTCCAGGTCTGCCGGGTCCTGGACGATCATGGATGACTGCGCGGCCTTCTCAGTCTGAGCCTTTTTGGTTAAATCCGCAGTGCTTATTTCTAAAA